TTGCTCGGAGACATAAACGCCATGATTAGCCATTCACATTTCCTCCTTAATTAGATTTGCCGGAAGCAAGCTTCGTGTAGTACACGTTCAGCAGATTGCCGGCAGTTTTTACTTTGATACGATCCTCCGCTATGGTTTTGTCGGTGGAGATTAGCTTCCCGATCAGCGGGTACTTCTCAATGGCAGTGGCTAAAAAGGCTTTTGTATTTTTCAGCGATTTGCCATAGATTGTACCGGACTGAATCACTCCGCGAATACTCGGCCCGATATATACACAGAACCTTTCAGGCTCTTCAACGGAGGTTTTTTTAACGGCAGGAGTTTCCTCTGCCTGGCTTTTTGTCTCGGCATTCTTTGCTTCAACAACATCTACAGCTTTTTTTGCTGTTGATTTCTTTACAGCCATGGTGTTCTTACCTCCCTCTGAATTGCCGGGAGTATCCACGTGCTTATCATTTCCCCGGCATAATAGGGAGCGGTGTCTTCGGGATATATCATGCTTTCAAGCCCGACCTCAAGGTCAAGCTGAAACTGATCTCCGATGACCACCTGCCTTAGCAGATGGATACGCAGCCGCTCCATGAGATTTACTAACATAAGCGATCCCTCTTCTTCGTTGTCATTGTAGACACAGAAGATGGAACGCACGACCGCCGACCCAGTTACATTCTCACCCTGAGGCTGAATGTCCTTGCCGGTGATCAATTGGTGGATGATGTATGGCGCTTTTTTCTGCGCCGCTCTACTGTCCGGGAGGCGCATCAAATGGATATCAGCCGCCCGGCTTGCTTTTCCTGCATCGCCTTTTTGCTCCTTGACCGGCAATATGATATCTCCGGTTGCCGCCTTTGTAAAGTCGCGGAGCTGTTCAAGCAGAATTATCCGATTCATGATTTACCTCCCCATCCGTTAAGGACTCTGGTTATTTCGTGGTCTATGCGTCTTTCGTAAGTTTTGATGATTTCCTCGTCCATTTTGTCAACGGTTTCTTCTCGTGCGTAAAACGCCTGAACTGCTGATGGTCCAAACAGCTCTCTGATAGGGAACCTTTCATTGGTTTCTCTCTCAAAGATACCGGTATGTGTCCCGACACGAGCTGTAAAAGCCCGCTCGAGGATCTGTCTGGAATTCCGTCTCAAGACTCTTGTGGACACTCGGCCGCTTCTGTCTATGCGGGTATCGAAACGAATAAGAGGTATTACATTTCCGCGGTAGCCAAAGGTGACTTCATAAGATCCCGCACCATCTTTGACAACGGTGTTGATATTTTTAGTCCGCCTTTTAAGCTCGCCCTGGCTGATAGCATATTCTCCGGAAACTATCTTCATACCTACCGATAGGCCATGCTGTGCAGCACGTTTTATTGCGCTACCTACAGCCCTATATACTCCGTCCGGGATGCCTGCCAGTAACTTTGTAACGCGGTCCAGCTTAATATCTCCAACATCGTCAAAATATACGGGACTCATTCGTCAATCGCCTCCAGCTCAAGACGGATCATGCCGAGGTCAACTACCGAAGTTGCGACATAGAATTCTCGGAAAAAGTCACCGTCATTGATTTTGATTTTCATGCCCCTTTCAGGGACTACACCGCCAAGGTCGGAGGCTGCGCAGTGTATGACAGTTGTAACAAGATATAAGCCTTGAATATGGTCTGCTACGAGTTGCCGCCTGTCCTTTTCCTTGATGCCCGACATCACGACGGGTATATCTTCATAGGTTACACCGTCATAAATGATGGTGTGAAGCTCGGCGAACTCAGAAGCGTTGACAAACACCTTTTTGTTGTCGGCTTCGACCATATTCTTAAAGCTACTCATACGATAGGATCCTCAGCTCCGAGGTCGGGAGGGGTGTCTTCGTCATCGTCTTCCTCTTCATCCTCGGCCTCGAAATAAGCATCAAGCGCAGCCACCATATCTGCTTTAGACATTCCGACCCTGTATTGCAGATTACAGTCCTCCATAATCTCACGCAGCTCCGCAGCCTTCATGTCGGTACTATACTCAGGAATCTCCTGAGCGTTTTCCGTACTGTTAGAGCTTGTGTTATTATCCGGAGGGTTATCATTCGTGCTTTGTCCGTTAGCCTCGCCTGTGGCTGTTGCAACTCCTTTATCGGCGTCTTTCTTCGTAGGTTCCCTGTGTGATGGGTTTCTCCCCACATATTTAGCCACTCCTTCGGATACAAGACGAGCCTCATACTCTTCGGAAAAAGTTTGAGGCCCGTCAGCTTCGGTAAGTGCTACGGAAGTTTTGCCCATGTTATGGATTAACAATCCGGTAATTATTACTGACATATGCGAACTCCTTTCTCACCTGTCAGATTAGGTAAGTGCCTGGAAGGTGATCCATGCGTTTTTGTTATTTGGAACAAGCAACGGACGGCTGGCCAAATATATGTCCCTGGTGTTTCCGGTAGGGTCACTTACATACTTAGGCACACGACGGCCTGCTCTGGTATGGAACAATCCATCTTCCTGCTCAACCTGAGTGACAGCACCATAGAGAGTGCGTCCACAATTAGGAGCGGTCAGAATTGCATACTTAGAGGTAATGAAGGGGGTATCCGTTCCGTTGTCTGAAGTGTAAGTCTCATCATAGGTGATTACATTGATGTATCTGCCGTTAACGTTCAGCACGCAAACGAGAGCTGCACCAGCAGGGAGCAATTTAGGATCTACCCTGCCAAGCTCATAACGACGATTGTCAAGGAATTTCTCAATCTTATCATCGTTTATGATTGTGTCTGCCACGTTCGGCGCACAAATGAGGTCGGTTACTGGTAGTCCTTTGGACGTGATCTGCCTAACCAAGACAGCCAGGTCAGCCAGAATGTTCGCATTCTCTGCATCCCATTTCTTGCTTAATGTGGCCACATTGGGGTTACTGTCGCTATAGAACTGAATTTCCATTTCCTCATACTTAGATGTGTCATCAGCGATATGCTTCATGACCAGTTTGTTGTTGAGTAACAGTTCAGCTGCCATAGCTTCTTCACGGCGAGCAATCATATCGTCCATTTCCTGTAGGTCTTTGAAAATAAGAGCTGCTTGACGCTGCTCTGGTGTAAGCTGTGTGAACAATGCTTCACCAAATCCACGCTTATTCAGGTCATCCACTGTCAACGGTCTTTTTGGACCAATGAAGGGAGGAGTGTAGCGCTCCATGGTGTAGCCTTCACGCAGGATTGTCACACCAGCTTTTCTGGGTGCGACAAAGGGGGCTAACTTTTTATTTCCGTCCTTGAATTCCATCAGGACATCATCCGTGCTAAAAATGTCGGTAGCTTCGTTTGTCGGGAAGTAACGGTCACGAAGGAAAGTTACCGGTGGCACAAGCTGGCTTGCCGAACGAATTAACGCATGGGATGAGAGAATGTTGAGATTTGGCATAATTCATATCCTCCTTATATTGCGACTCCGTCGCTTAGTAATATTCCAACGTCCCTAAGAGCTTCCTTTGCACCCGCGGCGAGAGAAGAGCCCTCTTTGAGAATAAGCTTATTCTCTACGAAGTGGCCAGTGCGGTACGCAAGGGCTATAACGTCGGCTTCGGTTCCTACGGCAGTATCCTCTGCCAAAATGCAGTTTGCGGTCAAGGTTTCATCCGCCTCCGCTGTAGTTCCATGTATAACGAATTTTCCATCTCCACCAGTACCGGATGAAAGGTCCAGGAGAGAGCCGCGCTTCAAAGTAGCAGCTGCGCTCAGCTTACGAAGTTTGACATGAAACACATCAGCCGGAGGGAATGTTGCAGCAATCAGCCCGTCATGGGGATTGATTGCTGTTGCTTCATAAAGGTTTCCCATATTGTAGTACCTCCTTATTTTAAGATATTGAATGGTTAAGCAGTATTCCAAGACTACGAAGCTTTTCCTTCGTTATGTCTGTTATCCCGCCCAGTGCTTTTGCATTATACAAAAGCTTGTTCTGGTTGAATATGCCTGTTCGGTATACTTTTGCAATTACAGTAGATCCGGAAGCATCTCCGGTATCAACGTCCTCAGCCAGAATCAGATTGCCGGCTGCAATGGTGGCTTCATTGTAAGCATAGGGGCATACCACCTTAACCTTTGGAGTGTCGTAGTAGTCACTTGTTGCAACTAGAGTCACAGTCAGCGTGTTTTCTGCATATGCCGCCGTGTAGTCCGTTGTTTTCTCAACTGGAATGAATGTATCTTCGTCATATTCACAGTACACTTTTACGCTTGAGGTATCCGTATACTCCGTTGAAGCTGTCATCGTGATGGTGAGCACGTCATCTGCATATGTAGCTGCA